TTATACGGTAAGTCAATAGACAAGCAAAAATGCCTAGACAAATTTGTAAAGCTAACCGAAGACGAAATAAAAACTATATTTGAAACCTTGCCCGTTTACCTATTGCAAACACCAGACAAAAAGTATAGGAAAAACCCGCTTACTTATTTGAATGGCAAATGCTGGAATGACATAGACATAAACAACCCGCAAGTTTTAGACAACCCGTTTAATTTACCACCCGTAATAGTTGACTAATGTACACACTACTAAAAAATTTAAATTCGGAAATGTTCGAAATACGCCTACAAAAAGACGTAAAAGGAAAAGGCGTGGGTTGGGACTGGAATATGTTACCCTTTACTATTAAAGAGGGTTGTACTACTTACATAGGTTCAGCACCCGCAAGCGGTAAAACAGAACTTTGGTTTGAGTTTCTTATAAACCTTTCGTGTTTACATGGGTGGCGACACGTAGTATTCAGCCCAGAAACGGGAAGCGCTGCGGAAATATACGCCGAACTTTGCTACAAGTTTATAGGCAAACCATACGTGCAAGGACAAAACGCAATGACAAACGGCGAACAAGTGAGCGCGGAAATGTTCGTAAATGAACACTTTATTGTTATTGATCCAATAGACGAAGACCTAACCATAACGAAATTTTACGACCTAGTAGACGAAATAGAACGCAAAGAGGGTATTAAAATAAACACCACTACAATAGACCCTTGGAACGAGTTAAGCGAGGAATACCAACAAAGCGACCTAGGACGCGAAGACAAGTATTTAAGTAGAATACTAGGGCAAGTTCGCAAGAACGCACGAAAAACGGGCCGCCACAACTGCGTTATAAACCACGTGCGCGACCAACCAATGGTAACAAGTAAAACCATAGCGGGAACCGACGTTTCTTATTTCCCTATACCGAGCGCTCGCGACTTTGCCGGGGGGCAAGTATGGTTTAGAAAAGGTTTAAGCGTATTAATTCCTTGGCGACCACCTTACGGACTAGCAAATAGCGACGGAACGGGCGCAGAAAAAAACGAAGTCCATTTGAAAGTAGCAAAGAGTAAACCCAAAGGCGTAAGTAAAAACGGAGTTTACAAAATGTTTCTAGACGTAGACCGCTACCAATACTATATGCTAGACTACAAAGGGAACCGCGTTTACGCCAATAGGGGAACATATTACAAACCAGAACACCAAACTAAAACACCTTTTTAAAATGAAAGTAACAGATAAGATAACAATAACAAACGAGGACAATATGCAGTTAATGGCACGTTATCCAGATAACTATTTTGATTTGGCAATAGTAGACCCGCCTTATGGCAATATAGATGCTATTGGTTTAAGCGATAATAAGAAAAAAAACAAACAAGCTACAAAAAGAAAAGGCTATCATTTGTTTGAAAATATAGCACCCGAAAATGAATATTATTTAGAACTTGAAAGAGTTTCCAAAAATCAAATTATTTGGGGAGGTAATTTTTTAGGACTTTGTGGTGGTGTAATTGTATGGAATAAAAACGGTACTGCATTTGGCGAAGGGGAAATAGCTATATGCTCAACTCATAAAAGTGTTCAAATATTTGAGTTTACTTGGAATGGTATGTTGCAAGGCGATATGAAAAATAAAGAAACACGAATACACCCAACACAAAAACCCGTTGCGCTTTACAAATGGATTCTTGACAAATACGCAAAGCAAGGCGACAAAATACTCGACACTCATTTAGGTAGCGGTAGTATTGCAATAGCTTGCCACGATTACGGCTTTGAGTTGACCGCTTGCGAACTTGATGCGGAATACTACGAAAAAGCAATTCAACGAATTAAAAACCATACTAACCAACAAAAACTATTTTAATGGAACTAGGACTAGAAATTATCAAAACACGGGTTAACCTTTGGGCAATTCAGCAAAGAATAAAGACAGCACGCGAACAAATACTAAAAACACGACCCGAAGCAACGGACTACATTCAAGGCGCAGAACAAAGCGAACAAGAACTACTTGAGGCGGTTTCGTTTTTTAGTAGACTACACGAACACGCGGTAAGCTTAAGCCGTGAAAACACGATACTAGCTAGCCGTAACATAGAACTACTACAAAGGGTTAAAGAACTAGAAATGGAAATACAAACAAGTAATTTTTGATTATGAAAATAGCATGGTTTTCTTGCGGTGTTACCAGCGCCGTGGCTTGTAAAATAGCTTTAGAACAATACGGAAAAGACAACGTAGAGCTTTACTACATGGAAATAAATAGCGCCCACCCAGACAACGAACGTTTTATAGAAGACTGCGAACGTTGGTTAGACAAAAAAGTAAATAGGGTGCGAAGCGAAAAATATGTAGACCAATTCGACGTAATAGAAAAAACTAAATACATTAACGGCCCGGCTGGGGCTAGGTGTACGCTAGAACTAAAAAAGAATGTGCGCTATAAAATCGAAAAAGAAATAGACTACGACGGGCAAATTTTTGGTTTTGAGTTTTCACGTAAAGAAATAAACCGGGCCATTCGCTTTGCACAACAACACCCGAACGCAAAGCCATTGTTTCCACTTATTGAACGTAAGCTATCAAAAGAACAATGCGCCGAACTGCTACTAATAAACGGAATACAACTGCCTAAAATGTATTTACTAGGCTTTCACAATAACAACTGTATAGGCTGCGTAAAAGGTGGTAAGGGTTATTGGAATAAAGTACGTAAAGAGTTTCCAGAATACTATCAAAGAATGGCAGACCTAGAAATACAAACGGGCGCTAGTTGCATTAAGGGTAAATTTCTGGCAGACCTTAAACCAAACGAGGGAAAACACGAACCGCCAATACTACCAGACTGCGGGACGTTTTGCGAAATAGAGTTCGCCGACCTAATCGACCCAAACACGGAACGAATTTATAATAGCGAAATGAGCATAAAACAATTAAAACTATTTTGATCATGCCACGTTGTAAAAACTGCAAAGACAAGTTTGAACCTATACGTTTTAACCATAAATACTGCCTAAAAGACGAATGTATAAAGGCGTTTGTACAAGAAACCAAAGAGGCGGCCTGGAAAAACACGAAAAAGAAATGGACAACCGAACTAAAGACAACCAGCGACTGGCTTAAAGACGCACAAAAAGTATTCAATTTCTACATACGAAAACGCGACGAGGGCAAACCGTGTATTTCTTGCAACCAACCGCCAAAGAAAAAGAACGCGGGCCACTATTACAGTCAAGGCGGCCACTCAAACGTTAGGTTTGACGAAGACAACGTACACCTACAATGCGAACATTGTAACACTTTCCTATCCGGGAACCTACTAAACTACCAAATAGGCATAGAACAACGCATAGGAGCTGCCAAATTGATTGAATTGCAAGGCCGCGCGCACCTAGAGAAACGCTGGGACGTAGACGAACTTAAAGAACTAATAAAAGTATATAAGAACAAAATAAAACAAATACCATGATAAAAATAGAAATCACAGACGAACAAATTTTACAAGCGCAAAAGCTTTACAACTTTAAGGCGCTAACAAATTCAATAACGCAAGGCGAAAGCCAAATATACGGCGCGCTAGGCGAGGTTATAGCTATGCACTTTTTGCGATCCATAAACAAACCCGTTCAATACGTAGGTAGTTACGATAACGACCTAGAAATAAACGGAAAAAAAATTGACGTCAAGACCATACGAACCGATAAAGAACCTACAAACGACTTTAACCTAAATATAAGCGCGTTCAATACCAAACAAGAAACAGACTTTTATCTATGGTGCAGCGTTTCGCAGAACATGAAATACGGCTATATTATTGGCTACCTACCAAAAGACGAATTTTATAGAATGGCCGAACTAAAAAAAGAGGGGGAAATAGACTACGGCGCCTGGGTGTTCAAAAGCGACACGTACACAACTAAATTAAAAAACGTAAAAAAATTTAATTAAAAAGTTTGTATATTAGAATATCTTTATATATTTGCATATAGTTAACACTTAAAAACAACAAGTTATGAAACATTTATTTAAAGCGCTTGCGGCTTTTCAGCAAGAAGTACCAGTTATTCACAAAGGAACGCAAGGTTTTGGCTATTCTTATAGCGACTTACCCGCAATCTTTAAAGTAATTAACCCGCTACTAGCAAAACACGGGCTAGGCTTTACCCAAAACCTACACACCAAAGACGGGGAAAACTACATTTGTACTATTATTTTCCACGTAGAAACGGGCGAAAACATGGAAAGCATGGTGGCTATTCCTAGCGTAAGCCTTAAGGGTATGAACGACTACCAAAGCTTTGGCAGCGGCGTTACATATTTCCGTCGTTACGCTTTGGCTAGTAGCCTAGGCCTTGTAACAGACAAAGACACAGACGCAAGCGGCGAACAAGTAAAAAACGAACCAAAGAAAAAGCAAATAGATGCTAAACGTTTTCAAGCCGCAGTAGTAGCCATACAAAAAGGCGACTATACACGCGAAAAGCTAGAGGCTAGTTTTGAATTAACCGATGGTCAAACCGACATACTTAATGCGTTATGAAAGCTTTCAAAATTCGATGTTCTGCCATAGGCAAAATAATGACTAACCCCCGCACCAAGGGGGAGTTATTATCTCAAACCGCAAAGACGTACATAGAAGAGGAGGTGCTACGTGCGAAATACGGCATTATTAAGACGTTTTCAAGCCGTTACACCGACAAAGGTAACCTAGTAGAAGACGAAGCCATAGAAATGGCCTCAAACGCGCTAGAAATAGGTTTCCTATATAAGAACCACGAACACTTTACAAACGACTTCTTGACGGGAACCCCGGACGTAAACACGAACGACATACTTTTAGACGTGAAATCTAGTTGGGACGCTACAACCTTTCCGTTTTTTGCTACGGAAATACCTACAAAGGATTATTACTATCAGTTGCAAGGCTACATGGAGTTAACGGGTAAGACCGAAGCGCTACTAGTTTACTGCCTAGTTAACACACCCGCGGACATGATAGAAGACGAAATAAGACGCGCACACTGGAACGCTAGACTAATGGAAGAAAGCCAAGAACTACGCGACGAGGTGTTAAAGCGCCACACGTTCGACCATATACCACTAGGGCGCCGAGTTAAAGTATTTAAAGTAGAAAAAGACGAACAAGTAATAAACGAAATCAAAGATCGTGTAGAACTATGTCGCGAGTATTTTAACACTTTATACAATTTCCTATGAAACAAGAAGTAGAAGACCAAATAGTAAAAAGCGTGCTAGCGAAATACGTCGAACGCTCAAACACGGGGCTAAATAAATACGGAACCCCGTTAACACGAAACGACTTAACGCTAGAACAATGGATAACCCACCTACAAGAAGAACTAATGGACGCCACTTTGTACCTAGAGCGCATCAAAAAAGACATAGCGCTAGTAGAAGTCGAAGCGTTTAGCAATGGTTACCGCGAAGCTATTACAAAACGAACTAAATAAAACAGAATAAGATGAAAGTAACAATAGAGTTCGACAACAAAGCCGAAGCACTTAACGCAATGCAAGGCGAAGACTGGCACGATGCAATGTACGACCTTGACCAAAAGTTGAGGGGGATAGTAAAACACGGATATAGTAGAAACAAAGACCTAAACGAAACCGAGTTGGAAGTATTCGCACAATGCCGAGAGATGCTGCAACAAGTAATGAAAAACAACGACCTAACATTTAACGTATGAAACAAAAAGAATATAAACCAACCCGACAAGATAAAAGCCGAGCGGAGATGGCAGCTATTGGCACAATGATAATAGTAACAGTAATAGCCTTAATTTTAGTAATCAATTTAATTTTTAATATATAACAAATGGAAAACAAGACAGTAATTTATTTAAAGGTTTTAATAGGCGTAACAATTTTGTCTATTATTGTAAGGATTTATATGTACTTAAACAACTAAACAAATGGAAACAAAGAACAACGCGGGTGCGATCTTTAAGAACAACTACAAAAAGACGGAAAGCCACCCAGACTACAAAGGCAAATGCGTAGTAAACGGCAAAGAAATGGAAATAGCCCTATGGGTAAAAGACACAAAGACGGGCGAAAAGTATTTTAGCGCATCTTTTAGCGAACCATACGTAGCCCAAGAACCCACAAACCCACCCGTACCACTTAACGACGACCTACCATTTTAAAAAGTTATGAACATTAACGACAT